CGAAGGCCGTAGGCTGTGGCCCTTTCTTTAGCATGCCACTGATCACCGCAGAACCTGCAACCAAAGCAACACCCGCTGCAGCCGCTAGCACTGGGTCCTTAATTAATAATTCTTTAAACGCCTTGGAAGCTGTGGCCGTTGCAATCAACGCAGAACCAAAAGCCCGCATAAACTGAGCAACAGAACCTAGCAATGCTTTGCCAAAATCGTCAAAGCTACTTATTTGCCCGCTGAGAATGTCGCCAAGTGCCTGGCCAAAACTTTCGAGCCCCTGCACGCTTAAGTTATTAAAGGCTGCATTTACGCCCTCCATAGACTTAACCATGCGCTCCTCGTATTCTATTTGGTTTAATTCTTGTTTCAGTTGTTCCTGTCTCAGCAGTCGCGTTTCCTCGCTCATTGCTTTGCTAGTAGACTGAATAGGTCCGCTTATTGGCTTGGGGGTTGGCTTTGGTATTGCTCTACTTATGCCGCTGCGGTCTAGGTCCAAATAACTTAGCGCTCTCTCCCTACCTTCTTTTGTTATTTTGGCTTGCTCGTCGTTAAACTTTTTTAACTTGGCTTTGCGCTTTTCGTATTCCTCGCCCTGCTTTTTAAGAACCTCGGCCGCATGCTCTTGCTGCTTTATATTCTCCTCAGTTATATAATTTTCGCGCTCAATTTTTAAAACGGTTAACGCTGTTTTTGTGTCGTCAACTATTTTGCCCCAGTTTTCTTTATTGTTTTTGCCAAAGTTAGCACGGGCCTTTTTAAGCGTCTCGTTTAAAATTTGCTCATTCTTAGCAAACGCCCCTAACTTGTCGCCCTTGGCTTCTAGTATTTTAACTTCGTTTTGCTGCTTGGCTATGCTCTTGTCTATTGTATTATTTAAGTCCTTAAGCGCTTTGTCAGCAGGGAAAATAGCGTCCTTAAGTTTATCAAAATTTGCAACCAACGCACCTATGCCAGCAATGACAACCCCAATGCCTATGCTCATTAAAGCAGTTTTAAAGGCTAGAGTAGCGCCCGTTGCTGTTCCAACTGAGGCAGCATAAACTCTAGCAGCGGCTGCTTGCACTGTCATTCTTAATGCGCTTTCTGCTCTTAATAAATTTGCTATTTGCTCCACCCCGTTGGCTATTGCCATAGCGGCGTTAACTTTTAAAATGGCTTTTTGTAAGTCCTCATTTTCGTCTCCTACTAATGCGCTTACCCCTTGCACAACACTAAAGGCACTAGCGGCTAATTGAGCCCCCTCAGCAACTGCTTTAAATGCCCTTTCACCATTACTAAAAAATTCTATTTCTTCGTTAACGTCGTCAAAGCCTTCTTTAATTTTACCAGCAGCCCTTATTATTTCCGCGGCGGTTGCTTCAAACTCTGGGCCCAATGCCCTAGCCTGCATTGCAAGCATTGACAACTGGCGGACTGTCCCCTTTGTTGGGTTTTTTGTTGCTATGTCTGCAAGTTTGCTTTGTATTTCGCCNGCNGCCTTNGCAGTNTCTGCGCTCATTTTACTACCGCTAGACTGAATAGCGCTAATAGCGTCNTTTAAGCCTTTCTGCAGNTTNTCAATGTCTGCGCCGATAACTATGTTTAAAGACCTTGCCATTATAGTTCGATTTTATACCCGTCCTCTAACAAAATGTAACTGCTATTTTCTAGCAGCATAAACGTGGCAACCGATGGTGCGGGTGCTGCGTAAATGTAATTAATTATAAAGTCCTGAGAGACTTGGTAAATGCCAGCAAAGCCCGCTTCGTCATCTGTCAAATGTACCTCGCTGTCAATCTCGACAGCCTGGCACAAAGCACCGTTAAAAATGCCGGGATATGTTGCATCTTGAAACGCCGCCCTAACTTGTGCAGCTACATCAATCGCATCGCTAAAAGTAGCACCAAAACTATTAACCTGCACCCGGGCAAAATCTGTACGGCTGTGGCTTGTGTTGGTGGGCGATGCAATAACGCTGACAAGGTTGTAACTGATTGCAGGAAATGCAGACTCTTGCGGAATGCGAAGGGGGTTTATCCTTGTGCTAACTAACGCCGTGAGCGCTGAGTAATTGCTGAGGATGTTGTAGGCTATTTTAATGGGGGCGCTCATGCTATCGCGTCTGGTGTAAGTTTATCAAAGACATGCGAATATAACTTAACTGCTTCGTGTATTGATATAAACTCGGGTTCCTCCCATGGAAAAGTTAACAAGCGTTTCGGCTCGATGGGCTTTTTTAGGTGTGGTGCCATGGTTGTGGCAACGGCCCAGCGTGTAATTTCCCACTGATTGCGATAGGCTTGCGTCTGCGCCTCACGCATTCCCTCAAGTTTTAAGCGCCAATAACGCGGGGTGCATTTCCAAAATTGAGCCTCAGTCAAACCTAACTCCCCATAACTGATGCGCTCAACTTTACGCCAAGTTAACGGTGCGCTGTCGCCCTTGGCTTTTACTTTCCCTCGGGTTCGTCGGCTGCAAAAAAGTCTGTAACGGCAGCAGTAAAAGCGTCAAGTGCTGGCGATAGTTCGCTAAACTTTGTAATGGCTGCGCCTAGTTTTTGAACAGATGCAAATGGTGTCTTTTCGCCCTGGGCTTCGTAGCCCTCAATAATGCCGTAAAATGCGCAGGCTAGTGCAAAGTCCATAGATTTAGCCAGGTCCTTTTGCATGTTTAGATCTGCAAACGATTCCATGCCTGCAAGCTGCATAACATTGCGCAGCGAATTCATGTTAAACAAAAGGGGNTGACTAGCACCCCCGATTTTAATTTCTGTGCTCATGGCACAAATATAATAGTATTAAGCAACTGTGCCAATAGTCAAAGCGCCAGTACCTTGCAATGTGCCGGTAAAGGTTGCTTTGTCGTTAGGAGCGCTCAATGACAAGCTGCTAAAGAAAGCAGAGCCTGTTAATTTTTGGTCGCCAGTGCTGTCAGTGGTCATTACAACAGTTACAGAAGTGCCAGCTAACAAGTCGGTTAAAAGGTCTTTGTAAGAAAGTCCGCTAGCGCTTACGCTTGCATCTTCTTCAAAGATACCTTCGACGTTCAACGTGTAGCCATACTCGCCCGCAATAAATTCCTTTGCGCCTGCGCTGTCTTTGTTGGTAACGTCGATCATGTCCTTAGAAATGTCGATAGAGTGAGAAGTCGCGTTTGCGATTTTGGTCAATGTGCCGCTGACATCTTTATAGATGCTTATCAGCGTGCCGTTTACTGGTCCAGTAGTTGCCATGGTTATTTATAGATTAAGTTATTTTTCTTTGCTAGGTCGGCTAGGATTCCATCCACGCCTTTTAAAATTTCTTCAGTTACTGCGTTTGCGTTTTGATCTAGTGCCGGGCGCATGAATGGGCGAGGCGCTAGGCTACCCGTATAGCGTCCGTTTGACTGGATGCGGGGCGCTGTGCCGTATTCAAACATTACGCCTAGGTAATTGTTATAGTATTCTTTACGCAAGCCTATTAAAGTCTTGTCTAGGTTCGTGCTGTCTTTGGTAGTAATAAAACCAATGGAGTCGCGCAAGTCGCCCGTGTTAACGGGTGCCAAAGTGCGGGCTGTGTTAATAATCCGCTGGCTGCTTTGACGTATAACTTTTTGCAGCTTAGGGGTTTTTATATTTTTACCCATAGCTTGCAAGGAATTAATTACCTCAGCCATTCCAGTTATATTAGTTTCAGCCATTACAGTGTTACCTCAGTTTGTAGTTTCAAATATAAATTGCGCTGTAGGTTGGCAATGTTAACAATGTTGTGCGCTATGCCATTCTCAACAACGCGATGCTTTACGCTTATGTCACCGTTATAACGCACTGTGTAATTAACAATTTGCTTATGCTCTCGTCTGTCTGCGTTTACGTTTTCGTTTCCATTTTCAGCTTCTACACGCTGCGCCCAGGCGGTTGCGTATTCCGTCCAAGTCTGCAGTTTCTCCCCGGTGTTTGCGTCTGTTGTTTCGGTGTAGCTTTGCAGGCTCACCAGCACATCCATTAACCCTGCATTCATTAGATCATGATTTGGATTTTGTACGGGTCCAAAAGGTAGTGGAAACCTAAATCCATTGTATCGGAACTACCGAAAACAATGGCCTGTCTGTTATCGTAATACTGAGCCACCAACAAAAGAGCCGCATGCTTAATAGTCGCAGGAATAATTGTATCGGGGTCAACGCTCGAGGTTCCAACAGGGTTAAACCCTTCTGTGATCTCAACAATGTACTTAATTGTGTCGTCAGTTATTGAGCTTGGCGCATCTTCAAAGAAGATATTGCGGCTATAACTACCCATTGGATCAGGTGAAACCAACCACGAAGCTGCATCGAATGCAGTAACGGCTTGCAAATCGTTTACATAACTCACAGAAACCACAGATAAACAACGCGTGTTTAAGCGCAGATAATTACCGCTAGGTATATTCGTGCCATTAATGGGGTTTACCATCGCAGGAGAGCCCGTATACGCGTCAAAACCATACTTAGCAGTTCCTTTGCGTATTGAGTAACCCAAATAATTGCTGCAGGATTCTATTGCCATAGAGATCAGCCCCGAAATATAGGTGTCATCTGATGACGATGTAACACGCAAATGGCTCTTAGCATCCGCTAAACTTAGATAGTCGGTTGCAACATTTGCAAAGGCGGTATAACGGCGGCTAATAAACATTATTCTGCGTCTAATTCGGTTTCAGGGTTCACTGGTTTTGCCTTCTTTTTGGTTGGCTTCAATACTGCAATCTCTTCAGCAACGCCCGCCTCGATTAAAAGCATGGCCTGCTTGGTTTCCAAAATTACTTCTTCGCCTACGTTGTAAGACAAATTAAATTGGCCTGTAGGGTTTGCTGTAAATCTCACTTTCATATTGGCCCAGGGGCAGTGCAGTCAAGACCACCCCTAGCACTCGGAACTTTAATGCCCCCGAGCGGGCAAGTTATTAGGCTACGATGTCCTTACAAACTGCAAAGGCAGTAGGCTGCAACAAGTTGCAATCTAAGTAAGCATTCAATACAACGTTAGTCAAGCCAGCAGTAGCGCCGCTATAAGGGTCTACTGTCAACTCCATACCACCCCAAGAGGCAATAGCCATTTTGCTAAAATCTCCGAAGATCATTGCAGACAATGTGCTGCTAGAACCTTTAGACAAATTAGAAGGCACCAAAGTAGAAGTGGCAACCTGGTAACCGTTCAAGTCCATACCACCTGCAGGCCAGATGAAGTTACCTTCAACACCTGAAGTTTGACGTGGAATAGTTTGCAAAGCAGCTTTTACTTTAGGGTTAGTCAAGTAAGCAACACCCTCACCGTTAGCGTTCTCTACGGCCTTCATCAAGTTAACAACGTCGGCCCAAACAGG